CAAGCGAAAAAGAACCGTGAGGCAGAGCGGGAAACGAAAAAGAGACGTGAGGAAACGGCGAAGGCGCGCAAAGATAAGAAGCCGGCGCAAGGCAATGATAAAAACCGGTCGGTGATGTGGGATCTGTCGATTGAAGACATAATGAGCATTCCGAACAAGACCAGGTTCAAATCTCTTTTTCACGAATCAACTACCGGAAAGAACACAGCACTCAATGATGATGGTGGGCTAACGTGCTGGCGGCATCTGGTAACCCATACTCCCTTATCGGCATTGGCGGTTTTGGCTGGTGTCTCTGATTGCAACAGCGCAGGGCAGGGGTTTAACCGCGGCAAGTCTTCGTGTATCGATTATGCTGATGGCGCGACATTATGGAAGATGTGGGCGTTTGCGAAGCATGAAGGGATGATACCAAAAGATGACCCGATACCAAGCGGTGCATTGCGGTGGTGCGCTGTCGACCAGGGAATATGCAAGGCAGAGGAGATTACAGATGGATGGAAACTTCCATTTGAAGCGTATCAACAGACTCTCGCACTTGTCGAAACGAAGGAGGGTATATCATCGGGACGGACGAAGGCACCATCCGCACCAGAGACAGCGAGTGAAAAAAACGGTGTATCGCCGGACATGTTTTTGGTTGGGGACCAGAAGGTATTCGACGTAAACGGGTTTTCAAAGTGGCTGATATATGAATCCGGACGCACGTTTGCAACGTTTTCAGATACGGAAGAAGTGTTGCAATATGGGGACGGGATTTATCAGCATGGGGGAGACATAGAAATTGGAAAGCTTGTTGAACATATCATGGACGGGTACAAAGTAACGAAAAACGCTGTGAATGAGATTATTGGGCATGTGCGCCGCCGCACATACGTCGAACGCGTGGAATTTGACAGCGATAAGAACGTAATAAACCTCGCAAACGGGTTATACGACATGAGAACCGGTACACTAATGCCACACACTTCAGAACATTTATCGATGCACAAAAGCCCGGTGGTGTACGACCCGGAGGCAACCTGCCCACGCATCGATCGGTTTTTTGAAGAAGTGCTGCTCGAAAAACACGTTCCGTTCATGTACGAACTCTTTGGATATTCGTTATTAAAGGAAAAGCAGTTAGATACGGCGGTGCTTTTTGAGGGGAGCGGTGCAAACGGCAAGTCCCGTATGATCGGACTATTAGACGCGTTTGCGGGAAGCGGTGTTACGGCTCACGTAACTCCGTCAGAGTTGAGCGGAGAGGACAAGTTTGCAGTGGCGGACCTGTTCGGAAAACTACTGAATACTATCGATGATTTAGGCAATACCCCGCTTAAAAATTTGGGGGTGTTTAAGTCGATTATTAGCGGTGCGGAGCAACGTGGGCAATACAAATATGAGAAGGCGTTCAAATTCACGCCGACCGTACTATGTGTTTTTGGCTGCAACGAAGTGCCGGTGACAACCGACACATCAGATGGTTTTTTCAGGCGGATGATAACGGTTCCGTTCTTACAACAATTCGATGGAGACACCGCTGATAAGAACCTGTTTAGCAAATTGACGACACCAGCTGAGTTATCAGGACTTTTTAACAAGGCGATGGGAGCTGTGTCTGTTTTGTTGGATGATGGTAAATTCACGTGTGTCGGAACGATTGAGGATCGGAAACAAGCGTATCTCTATGCCAGCAACCCTGCTGCACGGTTCTGTGATGAGTATTGCAGTTTTAGCGACCCGGACGATTATATTAGTAAGAACGAATTATATAATCAGTATGTGATGTGGTCACGGGGTAATTGTTTCCGGGTGAAAACGAAGGGCGTTTTGACCACACACCTTGAAGGGCTCGGCTGTGTGGTACGGCAATTCACTGACGATGATAATATGAGATACCGAGCTTATGTGGGCGTTAGAATGAAAACGGGGAGGCAAGCATGTATTTAATATTTTTCTCTCATTTTAATGCACAGGCAAATGAGCAAACACAACCTAATCCCCGCCAATGCACAGATGAAAAAACGTCTACTGGTATCGATACACAACCTACACAACCACTTTTCCTTAAACCTTTGAAAGATAAGAAAAAGAAGAGAATAAAGGAGTATAGAGTAGGATGTACCAAAATGGTCGTGCAGGTTGTGTATCAAGCCTACTGTTATCGTTTTCATACCTGTGTTTGGAGTGTGTATTACTTGTGCAGACATCCATTTATGAGATGCTTCTCATTATTGGAATGCATTTTACATTTTAGGACGTGAAACAATATGAAACCAGGAACGCTCTTGAACCGGCAGCCACAGCACATCAAAGACCATATCGCGGCGGCGGCGAAAACACAGCACTACGGTGTTATCGTGGCATGGCTGAACGACCAGGGGATCGATGCGACTTATGACCAGTTACGGTATTACGTCGCCACGAACAACCTTGTGACCCGGCTACACGAAATTAAGCCGGTGAAGGGATATGCAGCGAAAGCACGGATATACATCAACGCATTATTGGAATATGATACCCCGACTTTCACGATCAATAATCTCCGATTGCACGGACCGAGTTGGTCGATCGTTTCGGTGCGTCTGCACAGGGACAGGTTGATAGAACCAATGAGGGCGTATCCGCCGATGCGGTGGCGGATACTTGCATCGAAAGACGAGCTCAAGGAGTGGTATGAAAGCGAGCTGCTCAGAGATGCGGAGAAAATAAGACGCAATCGTCGATGGGATTGTTATGACTAACAAGCCAAAATTATTGGATTTGTTTTGTGGTGCCGGTGGGTGTTCTTCCGGATATCATAGAGCAGGGTTCGATGTCACCGGTGTTGACCTGTATGATCAACCGAATTATCCTTTTCGGTTCGTACAAGCAGATGCTCTAAATATACATTTCATCGATGATTATAATGTGATTCATGCGAGCCCACCCTGTCAGAACTATTGCTGGAGTACAGCAAAGCATCGGGCAAATGGAAAGGCCTACCCGGATTTAATTGAACCGGTGCGAAAAATTCTCGTCGAATCGGGCAAACCTTATGTGATCGAGAACGTGCCTACAGCACCATTGATTTCCCCGACGTGCCTGGAGGGCACGATGTTCCATCTCGGAGTTATCCGGAGGCGATGCTTTGAGACGAACTGGTGGCTTCCTCAGCCGATGAGCATGCCCCGAAAACCACCGATAATGCAACAAAGCAAGCGGGATCCAAGAATCTTCATTCAGAAGTCGGCGTATTGTTCGGTTGCTGGGAACGGCGCAGACGGTTGGTCATGTCGTGTCGCTGATTGGAGGGTGGCGATGGGGATCGACTGGATGACCAGGGAAGAGATCAAGCAGGCGATTCCGCCCGCATATACGGAGCACATCGGCAGGTATTTGGTGGGATTGTTCTATTCAGATGCCGAGCTGAAAGCATGGCTGGAAAAAGGAGACATAGAGATGTATGTGCAACCATACGTATCGAAATAGTTTTGATTATGTGAAGTAGAAACCTTTATAAGCTATTAGATGCAATAGTATATATGTAAGATGCGCGGGACGCGCAAACTTACAGGACGTGAATCAACAATGACAACAGAACTAACGCAAACGGTCAGCATCACCGAAATTCGAGATCTGGCGGTCGAGTTTTTGGAAGACTTCCCTGAAGAACCCGAGAAGACCATGTATGGCACCCCCATATACTACATCCACGCACGGATCGGGGGCGACACGCGTCGTCTTGAACTATATCACCGGCAGGTAGTCACACAACTCAAAGCAGCAGGCAACCTTTGCGGGCGGAAGGCAATGATCCAGTTGCCCGAGCAAGAAGGCGCAGTATGGTGCGCACAGGTGTTCGGATGACTCATAAATGCATACATTGTGGTGATGATATCATTGTTGGTGAAAACATCACACAAGGCAGGATTGATAATTCTTGCTACGTTTGTCGAAGTTGCGTGAGAGATTATCATCGTGGATGGATGCAAGAGCATCATGATCAACAATGTGCGTATCAGCGCGAATATCAGCAGGAATGGCGTCACCGCACAGGACGCAGTAAACCAATGAGTGAACACAGAGAATGCTCCCTATATCTGGGGGTTGTTGTGGCTGAACGCGTCCTGTCGCACGTTTTTAAGAATGTGCAACGAATGCCCATGAATAATCCTGGATATGATTTTATATGTGGGCATGATTATATGGTTGATGTTAAGAGTTCATGTCGCCATCATCATAAAAAATGTGCAGACAACTGGACATTCACTATCCGTAGAAACCAGATCGCACAATACTTCTTGATGTTGGCATTCAATAATCGTAATGATTTAGATCCTGAATATATTTGGCTCATTCCGGCAGATGAAACCAATCATTTAATGCTTGCATCAATTAGTGAAACAACACTCGCGAAATGGGATGAATATGCTCTTGACATTAACAAAGTATCAGCATGTTGTGATGCTATGAGAGGTAAAACACAATGATACTGCAACCGGTTAATTTCGGGAACGGTAAAGAGATGATGTCATTTCAAATAGAGGGGCTTGACTTTATCAATAAACACGATGGAAATGTGTTAATATCAGATGAGCCGGGATTAGGTAAAACTATACAATCTATGGCATATCTCGCATTGCATCCCGAAATGCGTCCTGCAGTAATTGTGTGCCCGGCATCACTTAAGTTGAATTGGGCGCGAGAGATCGAATCGTGGATGAAAACCAAAGATGTTGTTGAAATCATAAATAGTGGAAAAGTGTATCCGCTCACGGACGACGTTAGCATCATTATCCTGAACTATGCTATATTTCGCAAGTGGCTGCCAGAATTGCAGCGCATTAATCCAGAAGTAATTGTATATGACGAAAGTCATTATATAAAATCAAAAGCCGCGGCGCGCAGCAAAGCGGCAAAGACGCTTTCCGAGACTGTAGCACATAAGATACTTCTGACAGGCACACCGGTCTTGAATCGACCGGAGGAACTCTGGAACCAGTTGCAGATAATTGATCCGTTCGGATATCCGGATAAGCGGTTCTTTCAGTGGCATAAGCGATATGCTGATGCAAAACAGCTCCATTTCGGAAGAAAAACGGTATGGGACTTCTCTGGAGCAAGCAATCTCGATGAGCTTGCACAGTCGCTCAAGACGATCATGATCAGGCGCACAAAGGATCAAGTCCTGCCCGAACTCCCGGCAAAGCGGCGATCAACCGTTCTGGTGCAGATCGACAACCGGAAAGAATATGATCGGGCAGACAATGAGTTCGCCGAGTGGCTGACAGAACAGAAGGGCGCAGAGGCAGCAGAGCGAGCGTCTGCTGTCGAGCAGCTAGCGAAGATCGAGTATTTGAGACAGATCGCAGTCAGGGGTAAGATGAAACAGGCTCTTGCATGGATAGGGAACTTCCTGGAATCAGGCGAGAAACTGGTTGTTTTCGCAACACACAAGGAGACCATACACGCACTCGAGCGAGAATATGGGACGACGGCGGTCAAAATCGACGGCAGTGTATCGAGCGAGAAGCGACAGGATGCGGTCGATAAGTTCCAGAACGATCCCGGTGTCCGGCTATTCATCGGAAACATTCAGGCGGCAGGCGTGGGCATAACGCTTACGGCAGCGTCTAATGTGGTGTTTCTGGAAGTCCCGTGGACTCCAGCATTGCTTGAGCAGGCTGAGGACAGATGTGTATTGGAAGGACAGCCAATTATGACTGTTGATGGGTGGCGACCTATCGAAGACATCCGTGTTGGCGATTATATTATCGGGGGTGACGGATCACCTCATCAAGTAATTGATGCATGGAATAGACTTGCGAGGTCAAGTCATGCAGCAAAAAGCAAAGATATTGTCGAGATACATGTTCGTGGGTGGCAAGAAGTGATTAAGGTCACAGCAGATCATCGAATATTGATGAGTCGTGGATGGGTAGAAGCGCAGGACATACGCCCACGCGATCAGATTTTAATGCCATCTCGTGTGGTGGGGGGCGGTTTTAACGAACTGCCGATGCGTGGTGAGTATAGGTGTGCCCTCACATTTAAAACGCCACAGCATCAGATATTTGGTGAGCATTATGCAGAACCACGTATAAAACCAGCGACCACACAAAAAAACACACGGGCAATAAAATTGCCAGATATAATCGATCTGACCGATGTGGCTATGTTCGCCTTTGGGTATTATATTGGTGATGGTCACGCATACGCTGGGCAGGAAAAAGGACGATATGTATCATTTGCGGGAAATCGAACAACGAAACTTCATCACGTTAAGCGCATCCAGCGTTGGCTGAACGGCTATTCGGTCAATGGAACGATTCGATATGATACAGACAGCGAAGGATGTGAGTTACGGATGTATTCGAGTGAACTGGCGAAGTTGTTTATAGGGGAGTTTGGAGCAAAGTTAAAGGAAAAACGACTGCCAGAATGGCTATACCACACATCATTCGAACAACGAATCAATTTCTTATCTGGGTGGATTGCATCGGATGGATATGTTCGATGCAAAAGCGGATGCACACGCAATGAAATCGTTACCGCTTCTTATAGATTAGCCGCGGACGCATCGCGATTGCTCATGGGTCTTGGTAAAAAGCCGTGTATAAATTACGGAAAGCAGGCTCAAGCATATACAATAGGATGGACAGATGGCACAATGCAATCGTTGGTTGTAACAAGCACAACTCACCGAACATGCACCAAAACCGAACGAATATATGATCTTACCGTAGACGAAGGACATTCGTTTGTGGTAGGTACCGCGGTAGTTCATAATTGCCATAGAATTGGTCAAAAGAATGCCGTAAACATCTATTATATTTTAGGTGCGGATACCATTGATCAATCAATCGGAGCCATGTTAGTAGACAAAAAGAAGGTTATCAATGATATTATGGATGAAAAGGGGATTGATGCTTTAGAGGAGTTGATAATGAAATGAATATTGAAGCAATCGAAGATAAACTTGACGAGTTGTTTTCTGACGCAATCGATGTGGAAGACACGATATGGTACAGCGAAACAGAGACGCTAAGGGACGCAATTGTCAATATGATCTGCAGGGAGCAGGGAAACGTACACTTCCGATTTCATTTGAGAGGTGAATAATATGGCAGATATATTATACGCTAACATGGCTTTGCATCACTGGAGCGACTGCGACACTTGGCTACCAGTCAGGACATTTGTTGGGCTTGATGATGGCTCAGTAGGGTTCCTGGCAGTGTATGACGATGTCGAGAAGCTGAAAGCAGCTAATCCGGGCGGCGCGGAGATCATGAAGATCGAGCGGATCGCTGCACAAAGATATCGGAGCGTGTACGAAGAGATTGGAATAATCCGGATAGCGTATATAATTCCGATGGATCAATCCAAAAAAGAAGTGATAATATGACCCGATTTAGAGCGACACATACACAGAGCAATCCATACAGCCGAACCAAAAGCGGCAAACGTACAGACCTCAACGACCAGTTTTTCAGGTCGGCATGGGAAGCGAACTTTGCCAGGTATCTTAACTTTCTGATTAAGAACGGAGATATCCATCGTTGGGAGTATGAACCAGATCGATTCGAGTTCACTGAAATAAAGCGCGGCACTCGATCATATATGCCAGATTTTAAGGTGTGGGATCAAGAGGACGCAGAGCCATATTACTATGAAGTGAAGGGCTGGATGGATGCGAAAAGCAAAACGAAACTTAAGCGGATGGCAAAGTATTATCCGAACGTTAAGATACTCGTTTTTGGGAAAAAAGAGTACAATGACTTGAAAAAGAAGCTATCAGCGATTATCCCAAATTGGGAGTGAAATCGAGGATGATTCGATGAAATACATTCGGTCACTCCGAGATTCGTTCACGAAAGGCAAAGAACGAGCTGTAACCGTGAAATGGACAGGGTACACGTCACAATCGATATGAAGGAATCAATATGAACACAACAACAACAGAGCAGATGATGAGAACGAGCAGCGATGATGCAGAACTGGAGCGACTCGTGAGAATGCGGGAAAACTCGGTCGGCATCGACTTTAAGCGGACCAATTACAAGATCGCGGAACTACAAAATAAGATAGACAATCGGAGGCGGAGACAGTGACTAAAGAATTCACGGCAATCAATCTGAAGATTCGCGCAGACAACAAGACACGTCTGGATCACTTCCAGGCATGGCTGAATTACAATTACCCCCATAAGCGGAAATGGACGCAAAGTTCTGCATTGGACGTGATAATGAGCGATACTCATCTGTGGCGTGCATATCTCAATGAGCGGGGGGTGGAGTAGGGATGGCTCACACCCTCAAGCAGAAGGCTGTGGTGATGTGCAATCGGGTTAGGATAGTGATCTCCTTGCTGCGCAGATATGGCATCAGGAAGCTTATGAGAGCCTCTGTGAAAACGCACAGAAGGGTAGATACACATCTTCTGACAAATTGCCCTGCATGTGGCACCGAGCACCGGGTACACCGTTCGCGAGCAGCGTGGGGCATGGTCCGGTGCACGAAATGCCGGACATATTTCGTCGTAACAACACACACTACGAAGGAGACAGCGTTTCTGGAAGCATTCGAGGGGGGAAGACGATGAAACTTGGAGGAACAACGCAGATGCTGGTACGTGGCATATCACTAATACTGCTATGCTGCATTCCCGCATTCGTGGCAACAATAGTATGGCTTCCAGCGCAGCCACCAACAGAGATTCCAACAGAGATTCCAACGCAGATTTCAACACCGGTGCAGGTCCCAACACAAGCGATAATATCGATCCCCGGGCGACATATCCCTGACCATGCAGCGGGCAACCGGAAGCAGTGTGGGAATTGTCATCGGTACCCGCTGTTTGACGCAAATAATGATCCATATTTGGCGGAAGGATCGTTTTCAAAACAGATACCAACACCGACACCAACACGGGCACCGATCCTACCCTTGCCAGACGATGCCCCCCGAACCTATATCGTTCGCCCGACAACAGTCACATCACCCATACCGCGCGATTATTATGCGCAGGATTGCGAACTTCCGGCGGATCAGTCGATGCAGGAATATCTCGCAAACAGCGAGTGGATCGACGACTACGAGGCGGGTAGTTGGGATTGTTCACAGATGTCCTCGTACATGGAATACATGCTCGAAAACTGTGGGTATCATGTGGTGATCAGACATGCAGACGTGGAAGGCGAAGACTATGGGCACGCATGGATTCTCGTCGAGTTCGAGCAGGGCTGGCTCGCCTACGAATGCACTGGAAGATACTGGGTGTATCCGAACGAGGCAGTAGCGAGAAGCTATGAGCCATACAGCTATGTGCACTGGAACCCGAGCTTTTATACGGCGGGTGTGCAATACGAGAGCATCCACGATGTCTGGGCGTATTATAAGCAATGCGCCAGTGGAAACACCATGCAAGAAACTGTTATGAGAGACACGTTCTTGCAGGAATATGGGTGGTGGGCAGAATGAAACCCCACCACATTCTTTTTGGAATCGTCACCATCATGTTTCTTTGCAGCGTGGCAACAGCGCAGTATAATGAGACCACGCCAGACACGGTGCGACAATTCCTCGATGAAATCCCTAATTCGACATGGGGCGGTGCATGTGGCATGTACTCGAGATACACGTATCTCGAGGCAGAAAAAATGAATATCTCGCTTGGAGCGGTAACGATCCGGGATTATGATGCCTCCCGGGTCCGGCAGACGGTCTGCTGTGGGCACCGAATCAATTATTTTACATATAACGGAAGCCGGTATTACGTGGATAATATCTATGATCGGGGATTGATCATGCGCTACTGGGATTTGCAGCCGTATATCCATAAGTCGTTTGGAATCAATCTCACGCAGGTTGGGTTCAAGGACTGGAAGCGACCATCTTCTCGGAAACCTTAATATGCCAACCAAAACAGAACATAAGCCATGACAAAGAAATTAATCGATCCTGATAAAGCGTTTGAGAAATACTACACCATCGGAGGCGGTCGCAGCATAGCGAGACTACACGAAATATTACGCAAGGCTACACCGAAGACTACACCGAGCTACGATTCATTGAAACGCTGGTCGATAAAGTACAACTGGCAGGATCGGATATTGCTTCGAGATAACGCCGTTCGAGAGGGGGTGCAAGCGTCCGTTTCGGCGGTGGTGGTCGAAGCGAAGATCAAGGAGCTTGAGCAGCTCGACACAGCATATAGTGAGATCGAGGCGGTTAAGCCACTGATCGTTTCTGCACTACAATCGAAGCATGTGGCAAAGATCATGCCGGAAACCACGCAGGAGGTGGCGGCGCTCTACAATGCATTGTCACGGCTGGACTCGGTGCAGGTTAAGATTGTTGAGACGGCGCGGAAGATCAGGGGGGAGTCGGACAAGGTCGATCTCAACACGACAATTAATGTGAAATACGAGGACCCCCCGAGCGATGACCGAGATTGAGCATGCTGTCATCCTGCGCAGACCGCATCCGGTACAGCAACTTATCCGGAATAGTCCAGCGAAGCGAAAGATTATTCGGGCAGGTAGGCGAGGGGGAAAGACCGTTATCGCCGCTACTATTTGTGTTGAGAAGTTCTTGCAGGGACTCCGCCCGCTTTATGCCGCGCCCACATCCGATCAACTGGATACCTTCTGGTTCGAGGTAAAGAAGGCGTTGCAGGAGCCTATAGACGCTGGGGTCTTCAAAAAGAACGAGACCGATCACACCATTGAGCGACCCGGTACAAAGAACCGTATCAAGGGAAAAACTGCTTGGGACAGTAACACCTTAAGAGGCGATTATACTGATTATCTGGTTCTGGATGAGTTTCAACTGATGAATGAAGACACTTGGGGCGTTGTGGGTGCGCCGATGCTGCTTGATAATGACGGTGATGCTTGTTTTATTTATACGCCGCCGTCCCTATCCACGCGGTCCATCACGAAAGCCAGAGACCCGCAGCACGCGGCAAAGATGTTTCAGATGGCACAGAAAGACACGTCCGGCAGATGGGGGGCGTTTCATTTCACCTCATTCGATAATCCGCATATTTCAAAGAATGCGCTGGAAGAGATCACGGGTGATATGACCAACCTCGCATATCGGCAGGAGATCCTTGCAGAGGACATTGAGGAGGTCCCGGGCGCGCTGTGGACTCGGAAGATATTATCCGAGAGTCGTGTTACTTTAATACATGGATGAGAAAAGCTTATATATAACCAATTACTAACTATAAGTATGGAATTCAAATTGAAAGGTGTCGAAGCGCGAGAGAAGGTTGTTGGAGATGGCGGCGCAAGTGGTCGGTTATATGTGCCAAAAGCATGGATTGGAAAAACCGTTGTAGTGGTACTTAAAGATGATGCCTGAAATAAACGAAATCCGAAGAGCAAGCGAGATAGGGAAAAAATATGGAGATAGGGGGAGCGGTAGTTATATTTGGCAAGCTTGTGAGGAATGCGGTAAGGAACGATGGGTACAGTACATCGTTTATAAAAAGAAACCGCGTAATGTAATTTGTAAATCATGCTCTGCCAAAAAGAACGTTAGGCGTGCAACAAAGCAGGGAGTGGAAAACGTAAGATGGAATGGTGGTATATGGCGAAAAGATGGTTATATTAATGTTCGTTTAACCCCTGATGAACAAGTTCTTTTTTCTTCAATGGTCGGTGTGAGGGGATACGTGCGCGAGCACAGATTAGTCATGGCAAAACATATTAATCGTTGCCTCAAGAAATGGGAAATTGTTCACCATAAGAATGGAATTAGAGATGATAATCGCATTGGGAATTTGGAATTGCTGCCCTCGGAAGCACATCACTGTCCGTCTAAAATGTGGGAACATGAAATAATAAAACGGGATAATAAAATAGTTGATTTAGAAAAACAAGTTGCCGCACTCAAGCAACAGTTAACGGAAGCTACGAAATGAGAACAATAAAATTATCAGACATGCAACGAATCGTTGTTGGTGTAGACCCGCCCGGGGGAATTATTACTGAGTGTGGAATTGTAGTCGCCGGAAAAGGTTTTGATGAGCACGGGTATGTGCTGGATGATAAAAGCATGACAGGCACACCCGGAGAATGGTCATCCACTGTGATAAATGCTTTTACCAGCTGGCGAGCGGATTGTATTGTTGCAGAGGCAAACTTTGGAGGCTTGATGGTTGAAGCGACAATCATCGGAGCGGCGGCGGCTTCGGACCAGGTATGCCGATATAAGAATGTCCATGCGTCCCGGGGAAAGGCGGTTAGGGCAGAGCCAATCGTTGCGCGCTACGAGAAGGGCGTCGTCCATCACGTTGGAGAGTTTTCGGCGTTGGAGGATGAGATGGTGTCGTGGGTGCCAGGGGAATCGAAGTATTCACCGAATAGGATTGATGCGCTTGTGTGGGCATTGACCGAATTGTTCATCGAGCAGCCGCTGCAGTTTGATTCTCCGTTACCGGTGCCGTCGGGTGGATCGTCTCGATTCATGCCATACTAACCTTATAATCAAAATAGTATTATATTATATAGTATAGTAATATTAGTGGTTTTACTTTTATCACTTGCTAAACATCTTTAGTTTGGTATTGGTATCCGATACCTTTATATAGTATCAGATACAATGTAATACTATATCAGTACGATACTGATATAGGACGTGAATCAACAATGACAACAACAGCAAACAATCGGATAGCACACATACAGGCATACGCAAACCAACACGGCTTTGCGCTTGCACTCTCAACAAGAAGCAAAGGTCTTCACACCATAGGATTTGCGCAGGCATCACCTTTCACGCAAAGCCTGATTCTTGATAAAGCAATCGAGACAATCTACGAATGCGCTGCAGACATGAACCGCTGCAGACATGAACAGGACGTGAATCAACAATGACAACCGAAACAATCGAACAGAAAACCGAGTACTGGAACGATCTTCAGGCAAAGACGCAGACCCGGAAGATTGAGCACCAGTACACGAAAGTGAGCACAGACGAAGAGAAACTGCAGAAGCGGGAGACGCAGGCATACTACGAAAGCGAGCTGAAAAAGATAAGAGAGATTCAGGACGCGATCGAACATCTCTCTGAACTCGAGCGAAACTTTTGAGGTGGCAATGATGAACTATATTCACACAAACTCATATATCGACACTTCAGACCATGTCGCTGTCGAGATAAAGATAAGCATCGTAGAACACGAGATATGGAGGCGAGAAGACCGGTATCGTGATGGGAATCTCGTAATCACGACTGTCAAACATGTCCCTTTTGAACCATTCGTTCTGATCGAAGAGACGGAGCATGGGCAGATGGGCGGCAGCTGGAGAAACATTACCATCACCGAAACCGACGACGAATATCTCGGAGAATCCATATCAGCCATCAGCGACGAGGACGATTATTATGATGAGCTAATCTCAAAACGAGACGAAATCATAGAGATAGGTCGAGAGATCACTTTTTAGGACGTGAAACAACAATGACACAAACATCCGACGCCATAAGAGAAATCGACCATCTCGCCGCTTGCACCATCATCGACATCGAAAACGGCAGTTACACGCTCGCACAACAAAAATTGCTGCGGATAGCAGAACTGCGCGACGAGCTTTTCTAGAAGGAGTAGAGCGATGACACAAATAGACACCGGGAACGAATCCATTTCCGAATACGCGAAGGACATCCCTAACCATGGGCGGTACAAGAAGATAATCGCAACAACCGAAAGCGGCGAGGAAATCGAAATGACCGTATACGGGCGGTGAGTAAGAATGCCTAAAATAGTCATAAGCAACATACCCGACGGCGCATCGCTTCCATGGATCACAGAGCAGATACACAGGATGCTTGGCGATGACGTCGTGCTCGAGCAGGTGGTGTGAATGAACCGGGACACGGCACTGAACATAATTCGTGCAGAGTTCGCGAAGCACGGCAGGGCAACACGCAAATCAACAAAGGCATACGTCGAGAACGCCGTTGGCTTCTCGGCGTATTCTGCAGCCATGCGCGCAGGACTGGCAAAATACAAGGAGGCACATAAGAATGACTGAGATGATCAACGCCGGAACGACGTTCGTTCAGAAACAGTTTCGGGCAAACATATACCAGGCGTGCAAGGCGCACGGCATCGCGGAAGGCGACAGGATACAAGTGTTCTTGAAACTTGTTGATGACCACAAACTATAAGACCCCACGGAACAGAGTATAGTTTGCCATTTGTATCCACTGTAGGGTTTTGGGGCGTGGTGTGGTTATCGTTGGCGCGGGTTTGTTCGTCCCGCGCCACCTTCTCTCCTTTCCGATCTATCTCTTCTGGAACTTGAATTCATCGAGCATGTCTTTGTATCTCTCCTTTTCGGATTCGAGCGATGATGTGGTGGCAGATGGCTTCATACTCTTGTACCGGTTCCATTCTCGAATCTGTCCCGCCTCCTGCGCCCGGGCGGTCTCGATAACACGCTTGTCCTGCGCTACATACTTTCGATACTCAACCGCACGATCCGGATACTTCACGATCTGTTTCTCGTAATATGCCACATCTTTTTCCATACGTGCAATCCCTTTCCGGGTGGTGAGAACATCTTTCCACGCTGCTTCAATCGTCTTTTTCCGTTTCACGGCTTCACGTGCAAGCTTGTCGTCGGTTTGCCCGATCAGCAATTTGATCGAGCGGACGATGTCGCGCTCTTCAAACTTATCGAGCATCAGTGATTTTCCAAACCGATCGATGATCACGGTTTTATCTGGGTCACTCTTTCGGTATCGTAGCGCCGTTTTAAGTCGTTCAAGCGGCACAATGTCAGGGACGGCTTTTGCGGTGCGCTCTTCTTTGATCGCCAGGTTCAGTCCGTTCGTGATGGTCTTGATGTCGGATTTCTGGAAATATGATCGCTGATATGGTGCGGATGCCTTTGTGTGCGGCATGGGCGACCAGAAGCGTTTTCGGAACACGTCTCGCGTGGATTCGGCGCGCTTGATAAACTCGGCATCAAATTCCTTTTTGAAGTCTCTGGCTCCAGGAATTCGCCCGAAGTAAGGGACCAATCGGGATCTGCAATTGTGAACCACAACACCATTAGCTGTATAACTTTCTTCGATTGCTACGGAGATATTGTAAACTGGTTCTGGTGTAACCGGTTTGACCGATGTGATTGTTTCAGTATTCATCATTTCCTCAAAGAAGATGGCAGCGTGTTACCATGCCTTTTAAAAGGATGCACTGCCATCATAACATTTATATGGTCTCGAGACTAATTAAACTTTGTTACCATGTCAAAAACAAATTCAGTATGCAGAGTGTGCGGCGCAGTATTAAATGATGAGAATTGGAGTGCATCACGTCAGAAAAAACATGAGTATATATGTGTAAAATGTAATTGTATACAAACCCGTTTGTGGCAAAAAGCAAATCCCGAAAAAGTAAGAGCGATCTGGACGAAGGCGAACCGCAAAAGAGGGCAGCTTCCTATGAGTGAGAACAAAGAATGTTCAATGTATCTCGGCGTTCATGTTGCGGAACGCGTTTTGAGTCAAGTATTCAAAGATGTTAAACGAATGCCAATAACCAATCCCGGCTACGATTTCATCTGTAATCATGGCAAGAAGATCGACGTTAAGAGCTCATGTTTTGGGAAGCGAGGCCATTGGATATTCGTAATTAAACACAATACCACAGCAGACTTCTTTTTATGTCTTGCATTTGACAATCGAAAAGACCTAACGCCTTTGCATGTCTGGCTTATCCCCGGCGATGTAGTGAACCATTTAGGGGGGGCATCTATCCGACAGGGCACTTTATCAAAGTGGGATGAATATAAACTTGATATTTCTAAAGTATCGACCTGTTGTGATACTTTACGGAATCAGTCTGCCACAACCACAGAATCGCCTTCTTTCAAATCGCCTGCAGCTACCCATTCAGAACCACCATCTCGTTGAACCAGTATTGGGTGATTCGGTGTAACTCGGATGGAGCGATTAGCAGTCTTGATTTCGATGAGTGCATCCGGTACGCGGTTCATAACATCCGTAACTGGCATGTACCGATTTCGATGAGTCAGAACCACATCATTGATTTGCAGTGATTCAATATCCTGCATTCCAGTGATGGTTAGGACCTGAGTCCCGGCAACCAAACAATTGAAGTGGAGCGGCGGGACCTGAATATCACGATCACCCAAACCATAAATGGTGCCATTCATCATCTCGCAGATGTCTGATGTCCGGTCGTCAATGTGAGCCGAGTATTGGACACCCTCAACCACACCGCTATCTTCATATCGATCAATGTGAGCCCGGTTAAACACGTCATTAGTGGTTGTCCTCGCCATGCGGGTCGTGGCTGCACGGTTATTGTCGAAGTATCGGTTGAGGCGGCGAGACAGTTTCGGGATGGACTCGCCCTGCTCGAACCCTGCGCGCATGGTTGCTTGTATCTCGTTCTTGTGATTGCCGAGTGAATCTTTCAGACCGTAGATCACATCCCGGGTTGCCTTTGCGATCCGCGGGTCTTCTGCCGGGAGTGGTGCGGCTGCGGTCAGCATCGTGCCGCGGGGGGCATGGCGCATTATCAGGTTGCCGCCAGAGATGTATCCCTCGCGGTATGTCTTCTGAATTTGTGCGTACAGAGGCACATAGAGGGAGATGGTGAGCCGATCCCCTGCTTCACGTAGTGATGTTGTGATGTCGCGGGGATCGGCGCCACGCAGGCTCTGACGCAGTCCAGCACGCAGTATGCTATCACACTTGAATTCTAATGCTTTGATGGGTATCACCAGACTTTGTTTTGTGCGTGATTAATAATGTGCCTTACTCATCCTTGTCGCGCGGATAAAATATGTGGACAGATGCATCATCTGGAAAGTCCACATACATCTTATCCTCGAGCAATGAGCGTATTTTATCAACAGTTTCGTGTGTTTTGCGAAGATCGTATTTCTTTCCAAACGTGTTTGTAACACGAATGTCGATATCTATAAGCTCGTTTCGGATACGATCGAGCGTTTTAGCAATTTCGGCATAGTCCTGTATAGACGGGGTGTATTTCATACTTCTACCTCATGTGGAAGTTTCACTTTGTGCAGGCAGTTAGGACATGACACCCACGCAGGATATTTCTTTTTTCCGTGATAAGTCCATGTCCAGTTACATTCTTTATTCGGGCAGTTCATTTTCATGGTTACATACATACATGCTTACATACTACTTAAGAATTTGCCACATTATATTCATGACGTGATTGTATTATTTGACATTGTTAAATCAATTCTCATTAAGCTGCACAAAAACAGTATATAAAGCACAGGTGCTGCACAGGCAATGCACAACTAAAAAACAGTCTACTGCTACTGATTCACAACTTAAACAACTACTTTTCCTTAAACCTTTGAAAGTCAAAAGAAGAAAGAGAGAGAAAAAGAAGATGTAAAAGAAATAGAGAAAGGATAGGGCATTTTGCTTGTGCAGCGAAACCCAAAGTCACGTACTGCTATCGAAAAAACGCATTTTTTTGGCTGTGCAATCCCTGTGCATTACTTGTGTTTGAATCCATAAGTGAGAAGCATCCCACTTTTGGAGCATGAAAAAGTAAGAAAATGGTTGGGTGTGTCCAATAATCGCAACCACTCACGAAATTTAGACGTTTCCAGAAATCTGACATAACAGAAAAAAATATATATCGAAAAATGCAACCGCCCACGAACCGACAATTTATAACACCCCGGGCGCAAACATATTATTGACATGAACAGCGCGATCAACCGATTAGGCGAGACAATCCAAATCTGGGGTACATCCTCATCCACCGACACGCTCGGAAACCCGACCAAGACGTGGGATCAGGATAAGGGTACATTCACCGGCGTCGTGGGGCGACCCAAGGCGAACGATGTTCTGTTCGCTGGTGGCAAACTGGCAGACACGGATAAGACGCTCATAGCACCGTCAGACGCCAGTATCGCAACCGGCGACAGACTCGAGATCGGCGGCATAATGTACGATCTCTATGGTTCTCTCCCAGACTGGCGGATGAAGCAAGGCGGGACAACGCGATACTTATCATTGTATTTGAGGAGGGTGTTATGATGCCAGCGAATGTGAGAGGGGTTAATGCTGTTGTGCGGAACATCGAATCACTCGACGAGAAGATCAAGGACGGTGCGCGCAAGGCACGACTGCGGGCAGCATTCGAGATCGAGCGTGAGGCGGTTGTGCGGGTGCCTGTGGACACTGGACGGCTCAAAGGCAGCATCATGACGCAAGAGGTTAGCGCTGACACTATCGAGGTTGGTTCTGGCGTGAAAGCCGGGTCCGAGGTCGAATATGCCCACAAGGTGGAATTCGGCACGAGCAAACAAGCAGCACGGCCGTTTCTACAGCCTGCTGTTGAACTCGTGAAAATAAGGTATCCTAATATGATAATCGAAGACGTGCAGGCGGAGATAAGATAATATGACATATGCAAAAACCGCATGGATAAACGACGCAGTACCCGCTATCAACGCATCGAACTTGAATAATATCGAAACCGGGATCGATGAGGTGACCTCGGTGGTCAATCTGCCAGGGTGGGCATCGCGCCCCCCCTTTTTAGACGAGAACTCATCGAACCTCGCTAACAAGCCGTCACTGATAACAAGAGGCGTGTTCGGAGGATATTCTATGCCCGAGTATTCGGTGGGCGAAGAGTTGCTGTTCAGGATGCGCGTACCGCACAGGTGGGATGGCACAACAAACCCATATTTTATTGCGATCTCCTCCATATCCGGGGCGGAAGACGTCGGCGACAAGTACAAGTTCCAGCTCGAGTGGCAGTCTAGAGACGTTGGGAACGTGATCCCAGACACGATACAGGAGACCGTGACTGATGAGGTGACGGTTGCGGATGGCACAGCGTTCTATGCAGAAAGCCTATCTTTCGAGCTTGACGCGGCGACACTGGTGTCAGGACAGAACCTGCAACTACGGTTACGCCGGATAGCAGCATCTGCGTCATCTGTGTCGAATGAGGTTATTATTTGGCACTGGGACTCTCGCTGGAAGCTGGATAAGCACGCATCAACAAACCCGATGGGATACCCATAAAAATGCTATTACCAACCGACACCCTGCATCCATCCGCCACCCTATACCCATCGGATATGCCTGTGATATTCGACGTTCTCAAGGCATTCCGGGATGCCCTGGTGGCGAACGCGACCCTTCTCACCCTTGTCCCGGCGGTGAATATCTATGCCGGGCTGCGTAATGAGAAAACCGAAATCCCGGCTGTGGACATCTTCAGGGTGGCGTACACAGAAGAGAAGTATGCGGGCGCAAAGAGTGGTGGCATTACGAAAGTGGATGATGTGCTGCAGGTATCAGTATTCCATCGTAGCGAGCAGTATGCGATTGCAATAGCGGGAAAAATAATGGATATTCTGCTTGGAGACGACGCAACCCTTAATACGGCGGGCGTGAAAAACGTAACGATGATAGGCAATACCCCTATGCGAGAAGCTACACTGATCCACGTACGGCTCGGGTTCAGGTGCAACTACCACACAACACAATGAAACAAACATATATAGTACGCTGGAATAGTACGAGTGAAAGGGGCTTTCGATCGATGGAGGCGGCGCAGCAATTCATCGATCGGGTATGCATGCCGGTTGCGCCGAAGAATGGATACGTTATAATGCGTGAGAATAATATAATGGAGGTATGATAATATGACAACGATAGTAGGAAGCGACATCCCGACCGGGGATGAAGTGAAATGGTATATGGGCGGTGCAGAAGCGACGCTGATACAAGAAGATTTGGTAGTGGCTTCCGAGAAGATCACCTTAACCAAGACAGCAGAGTTCGGCAGCGTAGTTGTCGTGGATTCGGACGGCAACATGACAAATGAGATGCTCGAACTCAACGAAGCAGAGACTGCCGCAGCAGATGAAACGCTCGGTACGTTTGCGGTGGATGTCGGCACATCGACCGGGACAGTTACGGCGTATTACATTGACAACGAGACTACCGCACTGTCACAGGTCATGGCATGCAAGGATGTCTCTACAAACCTGTCAATCGACACGAAGGAGACCGAGGTTCATGGCCAGACACAGAAGTTGCAGAAGACCGGTGCAGCAACCCGGACAGCATCACTGGAAGAGGTCGATTATAATGATACGCTGGTCGGCGCAATATTCGGTGATCTAATAGCGGATTCTCCGGTCGCCGGCGATGTGAAGTGGACAGACAATTTCACGGGATCAAAGAAAATCTCTGCACTGGTTGGAAAACAATATCAGGGTGGCGTCCTGATCAAGAAATGGTATCTGATGGGATGCCAGGTTTCAAAGATCGACAGTTCATTCCCGACTGCCGACTACTATTCGAAGTCGATGGATTTTCTGGTTGATTATATGGTGAGTACGACCATGGTGCCGAACTAATGATGCAAGACGACACCGGCATTGCAGAGCGCAGACGAGCGCGACATGTGAAGAAGGCGGCTGATGATGCCGCCGGGCTCACCATCGCCGAACGGCTTACCCGCAGGGCGAGGGCGCAGACCGTGAAACTCGCGCGTGAAGACGAAGGTGGCGAATTCATCATCGAGATGCGCCGACCGATGCGGGCAGAGATGGAAGAGCTGCAGAAGATGCAGCTGGCAATTCAGAAGGAGGACACCCAAGACGAGGCGAACGAGCGGCTTTGTGCGGTGCTTGGTGATCTCTGTCTTGATGAAAGTCTAACCACATCCTTCTGGCTGGAAGGCAACTACAGCATGAGCGATCTGATAGAGATCGTACAGAAGCTCTTTGAATCACTCGTGGAGCAGGTGAAAGCCGCGCAGTCCTTTCGCAACAAGTGAGATGGGGCAGGGACTCTTCCAGCTCTGCGCGGAGTTGGGAAAGTTCCCCCACGAATTCAAGGCATGTCAGGATGAAGAGTTCGAGTATCTGAAGGCGGCGTGGAACGAAAAGACGAGACGCGCAAACGAAGCAATCAAAAAGGCGGGATAACAATATGAAGGTGATCATATCGCGTTAGGTTCGCTGGGCAAAATGTTTGTTGAGATCGGCGCCGACACGTCAGGTCTGAAGGAGGGGCTTGATGGCGCCGAGAAGCAGGTATCCGGATTAGGCGCAAAGTTTGGGGCAGCCGGCAAAGCAATTGGTGCAGGCATGACAGTTGCGGGGGTTGGCATGATGGCGGTGACTGATTCGAGCATGAAGACCAACGCCGCACTAGGCACAACCGCCTTGCAGCTTGGAATCACCAAAGAAGCGATGCGTGGGCTTGCGCTCGAGACCGCAAACGTCACATTTCCATTGGGCGAGGTCACGGCATCCTTTGACTTGCTTGCCCGGGCGGGGATGGAGAACGCAGACAACATCGCAGCAACCGCGACGGCTTTCGACACGCTCGGCGATGCAATAGGACTGCCTGCAAGCGAGGTCACAACCCGCCTAATCCCGGCGTTCAACGCTTTCAACATCCCACTCGAGGACGCCGCAAAGCACACGGACACGTTCACGCATCTGATGCGAAACACCACCGTTGAGCTATCCGATTTTTCGGGAATGGTCAATTATCTTGCTGCTGACCTCGACACAATGGACTTGTCGCTTGAGGATTCGGTGGCAGTCATGGAGGCGATGGCGGATAAGGGTATCCAGGGATCGGCAGCAACGAGAGAATTTAGGACGGCGGTAACCGCTGCCGAAGGGGATACAAGTAAGTTCTATGAGGCACTTGGACTCACAACAGAAGAGGTTGCATCCTACGTTGAGAAAGTCGAGAATGCGGGAGGCATGACGCAGGAGTTTGCAGATGCACAGAACGAACAATATACCACGATGGATAAGCTCAAGCATGCATTGTCAGAGGCGACCCTGCAATACGGGTCTCTGCTTGAGCCAATCGAGGCACTGGGTCCGATCATGACAACACTTGGTCCGATCATGATAATGGCGAGTACGATGAACTGGGCGCATGCCGCAAGCGCATGGGCGGCGGTTGCGCCTTATCTGGCGATCGCAGCCCCCATAATTGCTGTGATCGCTGTTCTGTATATCCTCGAAAAGAAGTTTGGGCTGGTCACAAGGGTCATTGAGATCGTGACCGGGGTATTTAGCGAGCTTGTCGAGTGGCTGTCTGACGCAGTGCCGAAGGCGATCGCCACCGCGACGGAGTTCGTTATCGGACTCGGTGACAAACTATTATTTGTTCTCGGTCCGATCGGAGCCGTGATCTACGCATTCAAGCATTGGGATGAGATTGTCGGGGTCGTTGGGGGTGTGTTCAAGCGAGTTTTCGATTTCATATTGGGATTAGATCGCAAGTTCAAATCGGCAGGAAAAGCGCTGATGGCCGCATTGGCGAAAGGCATCTTGTCGGGTGTGACCAAAGCCGTCGATGCAGTGAAGGGGGCGCTCGGCACGGTCAGATCATATCTTCCGTTCTCCGATGCGAAAGTCGGGCCGCTGTCTGATCTCACGGCGTCCGGTGCAGCGCTCATGGCGACATTCGAAAAAGGTATCGTATCATCTTCAGCAGACCCGGGGGCTGCATTTGCGACACGGATGTCTCAAGTTCCTGCTGCAGCGAACAATAACTATAGCAGTAGCGTGAGCATGGGCGACGTGCATCTGTCGAATGATTTCGATTTCGAGGCTCTCATGGTGCAGATCAATAGGCATCAGGCACAACAGAGAACACGTCGGGGGGTCACCTCATGACCATCACATTTGATAGCGTGGAACTCAAGAACCCCGAGATCTTCAGCAAGGCGTGGGGTGTGATAACCAATCAGACACTGCTTCTTTCGGGCAAGCGGTCGGTGCAGGCATCGAGCGAACTTGCAATCGGTGTGTCGTTTGGTTGTCGCACGGGAACGTACAGCGATGTTAGCAATCTGAGGGCAAAGATTGGCTCTGCATATTCTCTTGTGATTGATAGTGACACGTACACAAATTGTTATATCTCATCTTTCACAGAGCGCGAGTGGTATCCAGACGAGTGGGAATATGATGTTACGTTTGTGAGGGATACGGCATGACCCAGCCAAGCATTTTTCCAGTGGTTTTCGATGCATACTTCTGGGAAGATACTATTGATAATTATAATATAGAGAGTTGGAACGTATCGAAGGGGATACACGATGCCCTTTGGGTATTCGCCGGGCAGATCGATAAGCATACTGTACCACCTTTTTTCGAGCAGATCCGGGCGGCAGCACGTGACCACACCGACACGGCCAAAAACATTTTTGTGGGCATGTTCCCCGGGGCAGATTATGTTCTCGCAACAGCAGCAAACAAAGCGGTCATAACCGGCTATGACTACGCGTGGTATCTCACAACTCAATACGTGCCGTATGGCGACCGAACAACAGACATCAACACGGACCCCGCGACCACCATAACCACCCTGCTTGGGGGCGCAGCGAACTGGGATACGACCACCGGTGTCGAACC